CTCATGGGCTCTCCCATGAATGAACCCCTCTGGTTCAAAATACCGTCGGGGTATTCGTTCTCTAAACTCGAGAACTTAGATGCTTTAAACATCTGTCTCTGGCAGACTATAAGACTGCCAAACACCCAAAACGGGTGTGATTTGGGAAGGCCTCGCAAGAAGCCCGTCCAAATCGCCTTGAGTAAATCAAGTGGAATCAGATCAGTTGCTGATTTATAATCGGTCGACTGGCCGATTGGTGAGTCCATTGACTGGGCTCTTTTCTTAAGGTACTTAAGAAAAGTCCACATCTTATTTGTGGAGCGTAAGCCAATTCTGGCTCTACCATCTCTCGCGAGGATGGGCTCAGCCATGAACCTCATGGCTCTGGTTACCATGGTAAACCAGGCTTGGTTTTTACCAAGAGGGCGCGTTTTCGCGCCCGGTTCAGCTAGACAATCTAGCTTTGACATCGGCATGGAGACAGGCCGATAGATCAAGTGATGACGCATGTCATCAGGAGTGAAGATGGGAATCTTCCAATCTCCAACATGGAGATAACGTTCTGGTTCCAGAACTTTCCCAGAGAGATCTGAGAGGTACTCTCCTTGTTCGCCAGCTTTCACTGACGAAAGGAGTAGCACAATCTTCCCGAGGGAAGATGGAAGAGACTCCTCTCCGAGGAGTTTTGTGGCCTTTCTCTTTCGAGAAGAGAGGCCAGCGCCCCCGTAGAGGGCGTCAAGAAAAGAAAGGTTTTTCTTTTTAAGGCCAATGACTTTAAGGCCTGCACCAAGCCCGTAAAAGGACTTGGGTCTAGGAAGCAAAAGCTCCCCATAAACATCTAAAATGTTTATAGTCGAATAAGACGACTGAATGAAATCCACAAGGGTTTCAGTAAAGGCACCTGTAAGGTGCCTAGGACCTATGACTACCTCGTCAAGAGGTACGTCCAAGGTCTTTACCCAGCTGGATATCTCGCCAGCTATTCCTCCTTCCTCTTGGCTTCTTTCGAAGCAACCGGAAGTACTCACGGAGACATGAGTAGAGAGAGGCATCTCTCTAACATTGAGCTTTTTACCAAGCTCATTCGAGAAGTGTTCCACTACTCGTAACCTCTCTGGAGGTGTA